ATAACTTCTCCTCGATCATTCTCAAATCCTATGCGTGCATTGTAATATTGTGCTAATAGAAACAAATTATAATTATACTCATCCTGTGATTCTGGTCTTCCTACATATGAGGCTACAATCATATCATCAGGCTTTGACATATTGTTAATTCGTTTCATAACATATGCAGAACCAAGTGATGCACCAAACCCATCTGATCCATAGGGGTCATGAACAATAAAATATAAATCATCTGGTATTGCTTCTTGTTTGTAAGCCGGCGATTGATATACAACTACAGCTCCTGTAGAATCATCTGTTTTATTTAATGGAAACTTTTCTATCGGGCGCACGCGCGGGTCAGGTCTAAACTCTATACCTTCGGGCGCTTCTACTAACACTCCAGCTACAGCCATTTGTTTATGCAATCCAGTTCTCATTAACTGGTTACGCCAATCAACTAACGATGCTCCAGGAAACATATTACCCCTTTGTTGTAAGAATGCTTCTTTAGGCATCCAAGGATATTCCGTAATATATTTATCTAATGTAGAGGCATCTTTAGCTTCTCTTTTAAGCTGATCTCTTTTTGCTTCTTCTTCTTGTTTTGCTTGTTTAGATAAAGAGTTACCGTCTTTATCCATATATCCAATTTTATTCTGATAGGATGGAAAAAAGAAACCACAATTACTTCCTTGTGCTCCTTCATCCCAGATATTATCAAATGGATATAGATCATAAGCTTCAGGATTATAAAACATAGATTCAAAATCTATTGTACCACCATCCATATCACCACCTGTTCCAAACAATACAATCTGACCAGTAACTACACCACCATCTTCCACACAGGGACGTGTTGCAAGATAAGATGCTTTTAAGTTATCAAAAGCTCCACACTCTTCAAAGATTACAAGACTTGCATCTTTTCCCCTTGCAGCATCTGGATTATCTTTAAATGTAATTGCCTCTACCTCAGACTTATAGCCCTTTTCTACAGGTTGTTTGTTAATGTATTCAAGATAGCTAGCACGTTTATGATTAATCTTATCTACACCCTGTCTTCTTTTTTGCCATCCTGTATGCTCATTTAAAAAGTTCATGTAGTCTGTAACCATGGTCATAATACCTTTTGGATACAAATACTTTTTATCATGCGCACATAGTAGCGTGTAAGAATTCTTTGTTGTGTTGTATATGTTAGCGGCGATTGCAGCATTCTTGTATGAGAAACCTTTACGCCTAGCTTTAGCAACTATAAGATGCTTGCCTTCGGCAGCGGCTTTTTCCATAGCGTGGAAATACTCAAAGTCACCATCCCAGAATCCAGGAAAAGAAACCGTCTTAAAACCACCTGCTTTTTTACCTTCTACAGCTTCAGTTAGTTTTATTTGACAAAAATTCATGTAAAAATAATGATGTCCTGTGATACGTACATCTCCAACTGTATATCCTTCTCGGCATCTTCTTAGTTGTTCGTACCAGTACTCATAGTAAGGCGCACTACCTGGAGGGTCTCCGCAGTATAGTCCGTATTTTAGAAATTTTAATCCTTCTCTTCTAAACTCATTTGTGTTTACAAACATTCTAATCTTTTGTAATTTTTCTTTTTTCTTGTGTATAATCCTTTCGATCCATAGTATGCTTACCGTCTTTTACTGTAGATATGACTAAATAAAAACTTTCACCATGTTCGTATTGGTAGTGACAATATTCTTTTAAACCTTTTAGATCTGATTCTCTTTCAATAGTACCGCTGAAGTTTTTGCCTTCATTGTCAGGATACATAAAATGCGCAGCTCCGTAAGGAACGTGTTCCGGCTCTGGAACTTTAGGCATTTCTTTATAAATAATAGTAGTTGCTCCACATGCAGGGCAAAACTTTTCTAGTAATACATTGCCCTCATTAACCTCTGTTATGTTGAGGTAGCTCTGCTCACATTTACATAGTTGATCTGAATTTGCAGTTAATTGAATATTTTCTTTCATTGTTTTATATTAATCTTCGAATAAACCTTTTGTTCCTCCTCCTCGGATCTTAGATTCATTAGCCTCTTCTTTTTTAACCTTTTCTTCTAGAGAGTTAATAGTGTCAATTGCTTTTGGCAGTTGTTCTGATACTTCCAAAAGTCTTTTTACATCTCGCATTATACTTCCAACATCTTTATCTTCATCTCCATCTACAGTATCTAAAGCTATTTGTATTTGCTCGTTTAAAGCGTTTATAACTTTTGATGAAGTTAGTAAACCTTCTTTAATTGCTTTTAATGCTGATATTGTAGGTGTTCGCTGCAAGTTATTGTACTTGTCCATCCCTCGTTTAACATCATCTGTGATAGCGGTATCAATCTTGAGGTCTTCAAGGAGTCTTCTTTTTCGCTCTGCTTCTGGGTATATTGAATAGGGCGATCTGTAGTCGCACATAAAATATATGAAGGAGAGATACTTAAATGCGGTTCTTTTTTTTCTGTCTTTGTCATTTACTATTATTTTTTTGAACTCAGGTATGATTCTAGCCTCAGTCTCTATTACTACTTGGAAATTTTCTTGTGAAAAGTTTCATGATTTAAATTTTTAACTCTATTTGGATTACAATGGAATAAACCAAAGTAAGGAAGTCTTATACCTTCGAATTCACCTTTACCCATTCGGTACGCTACATACTCGAACTGTGATTCAATGATGGACTTCAACTCCTTAGTTGTTCCTCCCATTTCATCTTTAATTTCTTTTATCAGTTTTTCTTTGATCTTATTCTGTGCCATTACCTAGAATTATTATTCTTATGGAATTTATGTGAAAACTGTTTTTTCTTCTTTCTTGACAATGCGTATTCGATTTCTTGTTCTAGCTGCACATCGTTCAAATAAGAAAAATCTTCTTTAACTGATCTTTTTTTTGATTTGTTGCGTCCCACTATTCCTTGTATTTAATATAGTATCTGATCATCCATTCGTCAGTATAGTCAGGAACCGCGTAAATATCGTAGTCAAAATCAATACCAAGTTTAGTAAGCTCCACCTCCTGAATTTCGATGAACGTGAAGACTGCTTCCAGCGAATTAACCGCGACTTCAATAAAATACTCATTACTCTGCATGTATTTGGAATTCAAAACTTAAAAGATAACTTACTAGAGTTGTGTCTTCTTCAGGAACTCTAAATACCAGTGGATGAAAAGAATACTTTCTAGTTTCTTTATCATACAGTAGTACATTTTTATCTTTTAATGCTTTGATTGCATTATTCAATACTGCTCTACTCCACCCCAGTTCTGAGGCAGCCTTTATACGATTGTCTTTTGTACATGGATTGTTTTTATCTATGCTAGATAAAACATATACGACATCTAATTCAGTCTTTGTTAATTTGAGTAATCCGTTAATTGCTGATAGGTAATCTCTTCGGATTCTCTTTTTAGTTGTTGGAATTTGTATCTTCATTGTACTTGATTACTTTTTCTATTTTTCTTGATAGCCTTTTAGCCATCAATTGTCTAACATTCTTTAAGAGAAGAATGATACATTGGTTTTCTGCACTGAAGTTCTTTTTTTGCAAAGTATAAAAACGATCAATAAGTATATTAATTACTTCTTCATTCGTAGTCCCTTCTTGAAATGTACCTGCTAGCTTCTCCGTAAACTTTATAGTTTGGAATCGTTCGTTATCTGAAAAGTCAGTAACTTGATATTCGACTCCTGGTTTAATTATTTTCATTGATTTCTTTTTTTGCCTTAATA